CAGCATCTAAGTTAATATCCCTACCCAAAAGAACTCTTGCCTCCATTTCTTTTCCAAGAGAACTTTCTATATCCAACATCGCCATACCAGAATTTTTAATGTTGTCCAAGCTAGTTCCAAGCATTTTTGCTTTAGCAGCAGCTGCTATCAATTCTTTTGTATTACCCTTGAATGATACCATAACTTCTTTGGATATACCAGCAAGAACTTTCATTGCATTTTTACTACCCATTGCACCACCAGCAACTTTTATTGCCTCACCGGCTAATGTTGCCATCGATTTACCACTCATAATTGATAATGTTTTTACATTATCAACTTCATCTGCACTTAAACCAAATTTTTCAGTAAGTAATGTTGCGTCCTTTACCATACCTTGAACATATTTACCAGCAGGTCCGCTACTTGTCATAAACTTTTTAAGATCAACACCGCCCATACTTTCACTTAACATAGCAACATTTTTTACAACCTCTTTGGCATTAACACCAACCATTTTCATTTCTTTGGACATTTTAGCAGATGCATCGTATGCAGCAACCGCTTCTTTTTTAGTTCCACCTAATGATTTCTGTGTTTCTGAAATGGAAGCATCAACATCACCAAATGCTGCAACTATCAAACCAACTACGGCAAGAACACCAAATATAGCAGCTTGTGGACCAGATATGAGTGCCATACCGAATGATTTTGCACCACCTATCATTGCCTTAAACCCAGCCATACCACCTTGTTGAAATCCTGTTGTTATGCTTGTTAATGTATTCCCCAAATTTTGCTGAATGTTATCTTTCATTTTATCAAAACCAAATGTTTTCAATAAAACTCCAGATCCTGGAAGTTTTTTTACTGCTCCCTCTACCCCATCAAATACTTTATTCAAACCGGTGCCGTCAACCAGTTCTTTCATTTCTTTTTGTTTTTCTATTATTTGTTTTTGCATTTCTGCATCTTTTGCATTCAACATATTGGCTTCATTCTTTGCCGCAATTATTGTTTCCAACCCCTCTTTTTGTTTCATAAAGAAATCTAATGCAACTTGATCTCCCTTTGCCATTGCCTGTTGAATATCTATTTCAATGTTTTTTAGACCAACCGCTTCTCTATCGGTTGATAACTTCTTAAATGATCCTTTTGCGGCTTCCTCTGATGCAGCAACTATATCGTTTTGCACTTCGGACATAAGTGCACTGGTTTCAAAGTTCAATTTCATCAGACGATATATCTTTTGTTGCTCCTGAGCATTTGCAGTTGCAGCTTCTTCCGTTAATTGTTTACGAGTTTCTAACGTATTTGTGATATACCCATCTAATTTTAATTGAGCTTCTGATGATTTCAGTATTTCTTTTGCTTTTGATCCACCTGATTCTTTATTCTTTTTTATATCTATTTCGTATCTATTTATGTCTTTTTGAATTGCAACGATACTATCTTGTGTTATTTTTATTTTTTCAGACTCTTTGATAAGGTTTTCACTTTCCTTAACCATCTCTTTTGTAAAATCAACAGAATCTTGTTGTAAATCAAGTATACTTTTACTTATATCTTGTCTTTTTTCGTCTGATTCAAATACTTTACCATTTAGATCGACTATCTCTTTTGATATTCCTCTTTTCTCTTTTTCCAAATCCAACATTTTGAATTGAATTTCAGCGGCTTGCTTCAAATTAACAACATCTTCCGATGAAAGAATTTTAAGTCTTTCTCGTAACGATATGAGTTCTTTTGTAATTTCTGCCTCAGCTTTTCTTAAATTACTGATTTCTTCAGCAGCTTTTTTATCTAATTCTTCAGCCATTTATTCACATAAAAATTAAAAAAAGGTTCGTATACATAAATATACGAACCCACAATTATTTTCTATTAAACATAGGTTTTGAAACTTTATTAGTAGATGTTGAACTACCTTCTTGCATTTTGTTATTTTGTTCTTCAACAAATTTTGATATTTGACGAATATAAAATCTGCGAAGATAAATGGGCATTTCATATACTTCATTCCAAGTGAAACCACCTTGACCATGATAACAAAGACTAAAAATTTCTTCGTGTAAACCTAACTTATACTCAATTCCCAGGCCAAAAAAATGAGATTCCCATTGGGATGTCTAACTCCTTCACCTCTCCGGTTGTGTCCGAAACGAATGTATATGTTAAATCAAGGTCAGGTGATATTGATTTCATATACTGTCTTAACGCTCTTGAATCAGCAGCAAATAATTCATTATCTACAAAATTATTTATAGTTGCTCTTCCAGATTCACCATCTACTGCAATAATAAAATGTTTGAGTCTAGTTGTTAATTCTTTATCAATTCCTGATCGTGCAAAACTTTTATTAGTGGCTTTTATTTCGGATTGAATTTCTTTCTCCAGTCTGTGAGTCATAAGTCTGAATGTTACAACTCTCTTTGAATTTGGTAGTTCAAAATCAAATTCATTTTTACGGGACTGAAACAAGCCATAATCGACCTCCTTGTGCTCGATTTCAGTTAAATCTATTGTTAATTTTTGTTTTGTACCTGGAGAAAATGGATCTTCAACTTCAACTACATAATCTTTGCCATAACCTAAAATCCTTGCAGCGACCATGATTGCATTCTTATCACCAACATATAAATCATTGTAATCAATTGGTGTAACAATCATAGACTCAAACAATTTATCTAATACCACACCTTGTTTAATAAGGTTCTGTGAAGTTAATATATCTTCTTCACGAGCGGTCATATATTTCATTTCAATAACACCCTCTGCCAAAGGATTTCCTTCTGGATAAAGCAATCCACGAGATGGCAAAGGTATAATTTCTGTTGGAAATTTTGATTTTTTTACTTCGGTCTGTTTATGTTCCGAAAGAAGTTGTGCCTTGATGTCAGCATCTGAAACGGTTTCTTCTGTGGGTAATTCATACCCAGTTGGAATTTTTGTCATAACTTAAATCCTATAACATTGTTTGTAATAAAACGTTTTAATTTACTAATATAAATATGGGTATACCGAAAAAATCAGTATACCCGTATTTTTTAATTCAATTTCAATATGATAATACGATTTGTATTAGTATTGTAGGATAGCATAATCGTATGCAAGTGTGAGAGAAATCTCAACAAAAGCATCAGAAGACCAATCCATATCACCGAATGTTGTACCAGTGATAAATGCACCTTTAAGCGTCCATTCTTCAATCTTATCACCAACAGGACCAAGAACATGAAGTGTTATATCTTTTTTATAGAAGTCAGAATAACCATCACGACCGGTAACTGATTCGTGTGACAAACGTACCCATTCCATTACTGCCTGAGCAGCAGACGGTACAATAGGATCATACAATTTAATAGAAACATCTTGCCATTCGCCCTTACCTTTGACTTTACGCTTAATGTTGATATGATCCAATGTAATCGGGTTAAAACTGATATTTGGGCGACCTGCACCTTTTACCAAATAAGCAGGAACACCTTCAATATACATAATAAATCGATTTTGTAATTTCGGCTCAAACGGGGTAAAAAATACTTCCGTGGGATCAAGTAATTCAGCCATTTATATCTCCAAATTAAAATTATTCTTTTACATAAATATAAAACTTTGAAAAAAATATGGGGAGTGTTTTTCAACTCCCCACTTAAATCAATTAAGCACCGGGAAACGCCGCACCAGTAGACTGAATGTTGAAATCAAGTATGATAAATTCAGCTGTTTTTGCAGGTTGTAGATACAATTGTCCATAAAGAATGTTACGGTCAATAATATCCGGTGTATTGTTACTTTCATCCATGATAACACGGAACGCATACAAACCTTGACGTTGTTGAATTGATTCAAGATATGGGTTCACAATGTTCAAGAAACGAGTTCTTGTTTGTGATGTGTTTTGTTCAAACACAAGGTATCTTGTAGAAGAAGCAATAAACTTCTTAGAAGCAATCAACAATCTACGAACATTGATACGGTCAAGAGCAGATGGACGACCTTGAAGTGTCTTCTGACCCCATACACATACTCCAGTTGCAGGGAATACTGCAATAGGATTGATACGACCTTCGTACAATGTATCTCTTTCGGCTTGTGTCAAACGAGTTTTTACTTCAACAACTTCTGTGAGACCACCACGATTCAAACCAGCAGGAGCGAACCATTCAGCAGAAACACGGTCATTGAACGCAATAACACCAGGAAGAACCACAGATGGTGGAACCCAGATTGGTTTGTTTCTATCGAAATCAATAATTTTAACCCAAGGATAATAAGTTGCAGCGTAGTTTGTATCAAGACCTTCCGATGTTGATGTTGCACTTGCAATGTTATCATTTATTCCTGTTGAATCCATTACATAGAATGTATCACCACGATTTTCACACATATCAATGGCATATGTTGTTGCCGCAGAATGTAATGAATGTAATACACCTGGCATAGAAATCAAGTTAATATCAAATTCATCAGCGTTAGAAATAGCATCTATTGCCTTTTTGTAAGCAACATATCCATCTGCGGATGAATTTGAAATATCAAATCCTTGTGTGTTACCAGCTTCAATATATGTTCCAGTTTTCTTTTGGAGATTTGGTTTGTGACCGTCAAATCCACCTTGGAATGGCAACATAAATTTACGTGAATCAAGTGCAGTATTTGTAGACAAATCTATTGATGAACTATAAGCAGTTGCACTTGATGGGAAACTAGCAGCAGGATTTTGTTGATAATCACCCAAATAGAAATCTGAATTTGAACCAGTTGTTTGAACATCTGAAACCGGAAGTGATCTCAAATAGTTAAAGTTATCTGTGTTTGAGAAATCATAATCAAATCCCCAATACACACGTCTGTTATACGCACCAGCAACTGTTTGATCAGTTACATAAGTAGCAGCAGGTGGTTGTGTAAATGCGGATGGTATGGGTGATTTCAAAGCACGGAAACCAAATGGAACCAAACTAGGAGCAGTTGCAGCATTTGTAACTGCCTCTGTCACTTCTACACGAATATATTTTGATTTATTTGAATAATCGCCATTAACAACAACTTTACCTTCATCGGTAATTGTTATGTATCTATCACCAATAACTCTTGAAATAAATTTTGGAGAATTTGGATCGAGGTTACACTTAAATGTTTCCACGATTGATGGACGAATATCTTCGTCTTCATAATTAAATGGTGTCTGTGGAAGACGTGATTGATCAACATATCTAACAACAACATCAAAATCACCATACTCAGATCCTGCAATAGTACCAGCGGCACGAATGTTTGCAATACCAACCTTTACTTCATAGTTAGAATGAACACCATGAGAAAGTGTATGGAAACGGAACAAATCTGATTTGATAGCACCGATTTTTTGTGAAGTAACCCAAGGAGTAGATGCTTCCAAATAATCTTGCAAGAAGTCCCAAGGAGCACCACTTGATCCAGTTTCAATCAATACAGTTGTTAAAGGATCAGCAGCAATTGATGCAGATGCCTGTTGTCTAAAATTAACATAATTGTAAACTGCGTGTGTACCGTATGGGTTATATCCATACAAGTTTCCAATATATGAAGTGTTTTCAGGATCAATTGATGAACTGAAAGGAACACCGTCTTCATTTAAGGCATTTGTAAAGAATGAAGTATCTGTTGTAAAGTCACCAGCAACTGTCAATACAAAACTACCACTTGCATTTGCAGTAACAGTTGAGTCAGCAAACAATGATGTTGAATCACCACTGGTAACAACAAAAGTTGGATGTAACATAGAAATCAATTTTTTACCCCATGATCCAGTTGCAACAAGTGCAATAGGATGAACCAAAGAGTAACCACCTGTACCCATAACTCTAACTATTGTTGCACTACCTGCATTGTTCAAATAGTTTTTAGCTGTATAGGGGAGGTATGATTGTTCAAATGTTCCACCGAATTTTGTTAAATAGTCTCCATATCCTTGAACTATGGTAGGGACAAATGCAGGTCCCTTTAGCGTTGGTCCTATGAGTGCAGCACCAATTTGACCAATACCCTGTTGAAGGAATGACAGGTCATTTTCATTAGTAAACACGCCAGGACTTACAATTCTTTCATTAGCCACTTATTATCTCCAAAAAATTATAGAATTAAGTCTTCATATAAATATGAAGCAAAAAATCCAAACTACGAACCAGACGGAATAAATTTACCGGAGTCTATATCCAAAATACCATCACCGTATTTCTCGTTCAAAGATTTAACAAGTGTTTGTTCTTGATCCTGCAAGGAATTGTAGTCTGTGAATAATTTTTCTCTCAATTCCTTAATTTGATCCAATCTTTTCGATAACATATGCAACTCTATCTCAACTTGACCAATTTGTGCAGTTGTTCTTGCATATTGTGATTGTAAATTTTTAACTGCGATAACATCATCTTCGGAAAAATTCTGTTCAGTTTTGTTTGATGTAACTTCGTCTGCCATAAAAACCTCTTAAATAAAATATAAAATGTAACAACTATAAATATGTAAAAAAATATCGAAACCTATTTTGTTTTATCAAATTCATCTGGAAATACTCCAGGTGATCCCTTTACTGATTTATCAGCAAATCTTTTCATTTTTTCTTGATAATATCTAAGTTCTTCATCTGTTTGTTTGTTCATCTTATTAAAACCATTTTGATTTTTACCAACGGATGTGACTGGTCTTGTTTCAGAATTAAATCTTCCAAATTCATCAGTATTTTCTGAAAGTTCTGCATTTTCTCTAGCAAGAATTGAATTTATATCACTAAATGCCTCAGAAGTAAAAACTATTTTATTTGCTGTAACCAATCTTTTCGTTGTTGTTTCGGTTGCAATGTCTTTTGGTAAAAGATATGCGTGTGTAATTATTTGAAAAGAAGCACGAACAACACGGTCTTGGCCAGTTGTATTACTGTCTTCCATTGATATACTGTCCATATTTGTAGAAAATTTGAAAAAGTTTTTATCACCAAAAGATTGGCCACTAAAATACACAAAATTTTCTACAATATAGTTTAATTGATTTTGATATTCACACCATATAATAAAATCGTATGAAATATCAACATAATCAGGCATTGGAGTCATAAAGTATTCGGATGGTCTTTTTGCATCGTATTGAGTGGTAAACTTATCATACGGCGTTGTTCTATTGTATTTTTGACGCATATAATATGCAATCTGATTTATGTTTGCAACTTTATTTCTACGCATCTCAGATTTAATACTAACACTTGAACGGCGAAAAGTAATCAAAGGAGTAATTGTTTTTCCTTTTTTATCTTTTAAGAAACCATCTTTTTGTATTGATGCCCACTTCTCAGAATTTGCATATATTATTGGAACAGAAACATTTTCACCACCATCTTCCACTTTTAATTGCATTTTTTGATCAATAAAGGATTTTATTGCAAAATCAACATCATATAGAGTAACTCCAAGACTTCTAGTTTTGTCTTTATCTCGTCTTATTTGTAAATCACGTCTATATCCTAAATCAGTTCTTGGATTTTGTATTGAATTTTGATCATCAATAAAACTATCACGCGTTCTACGAAGTGGTGGTTTTCTATATTTAGTTGAATTTTTCATTATATGTTTCTCGGAATATCATTTTCATTATTTGGTATTGCCGCTCTAAATTCTTCAATCTGTATTCGTGAACGTCTTGTCAAGTGTGTATTTGCAATTATAGAAACATTATGTCCCCATCTTTCAGTTGCAAAAGAATAATCTGGATTTTTTCCACCAAAAAATTGATTTTCTTGAATAGCATCAATTTCCCAATAATCACCGTTATATTCTAAAACATCACCAACTTCTATAAAAATATCAACTTCTTTCAAATACTCTCGTATGAAAGCAAAATTTGCAGATTGTTGATAATCTTGTCCAAATTCAGTTCCCTCATATGTTTGTGGTTGATAGTCTATCAATGCCGGAACTTTTATAGGACTATGGTAAACCTTTTTATCAGACTCATTGTATAAATTCGTTTTTGTATTTTCAATAGAAAGTTTATAGACAGCAACTTCTGTATCTATTATGTCAGCTATCAATTCCATATTAAATTTATGAACAAGACTGGCATCTCTCCTTCCGTGAAATAATGGCATGATATTATCCTATGTAAATTGCTAAAGGTGTTCCATTGAGACTAGCAGCCAATGCTTCCGTTTCCAATCGTTTTGCCTCTAATAATTTTGAACGTGTCATTGTATCTAACATTGTTCGCAATTGATCAACCAATGCTTGTTTTTCCGTTGCAGCTGCACTTAATAAATCTGCAGCATTTAATGATGTTTCTCCATTTGGAATAGGTATACTTCCGTATTTGCCTCTAATATAACCTAACATTTCTTTTGCCAAAGCAAGACCAAACGAATATATCCAACTTTTACCAACAGAATTTATCTGAGAATATGTCATATAATCATAAGGAGCATTTGATATATCAGAAACAGTTCCTCCGGCATATTTCAAAGGATTACTTCTTTCTTCTTTTACAATATATTCAATCCATAATTTGAAATCTTTCACAGGAACAGGAAATATACGAAGTTCATTGTTTATCAATTCAAAGGTGAATGCAGATTTACGC